ATAAGTTTATCTGGGTCTGACATAGGGCCATACAATGGATATTACTATTATAATGGAATTGTATTTATTCCCGAGCATATTACTCTTGGGAATAGAAATGTATCAATTCGTACCATATCAGCAGGTAATTATGAATTATATGATGCTGGATATTATAATTATGGAGACCCTGTAATGTATTTTGGAACAATTAACAACCTAGCAGCTTTTGATATCATAACTCAATGGACTATAAATCCCACTGGCGGCAACACTGGAACAACTGCACCAGTATCAAGCATGACAGTTTTATTTAATCTCCCTTTAACCTTTCCACCTAACGCAGTGTCAGTAACCAATTAACACACATTATTATGTCTCAACAAGTTTTAGTTCCTGGAATTGACCCCACAACTTATCCATCTATCTCTGGTGCAGAGTTATTACAGTTAGTTGAACAAGCTACTTACGCTACTGGTGTAGGTGGCATTATAGTTACAACTGACACATCTGGTGGTGTTCCACTCACTCCTGATGCCAACACTGATCCCACGTTACAAAACTATGTTTGGGTGCGAATTGGTAACATTGGAACAACAGGCAATTTTGCCTCAGGATATGTTTGGAATCCAAATAATCCTAACTCTACAGACCCCTTATTATTGAACTGGACTCCACTTGCAACTCTCTCTACTACGTCTATTGATGGTTCTGTAATTGTAGCTAATAGTATCCCAGCTACTGCATTAATGGGTGGTATTACTGCTTCTCAGGTTGTTGGATTAACTAACTTAATGACAACGGCCTTAACTACATCTACTCAACCTTCACCCGGAGACATTAGTGGATCATTTTTAGTTGGCTTTAGTTTAAAAAGTGGTGTTATTACATCTGCTAGCTTTACAGATGGATGTATATCAAGAAATTCAATTTTCTCTGGTCAGGTTATTGAACCTGCTAATGTACTGTCTGATGGTGCATCTGGGACATATAATTCATTCTTAGGTACCACCGGAGTAAATGTTGTTCCAACTTGGATGACACGTGCATTAGTCACATTAGCAGATCCTACTACAACTGGTTTAATTCCTGTTTCTACTGCCGCTAATGTTTGTGGTTGGAAGACTCCTTCACAAATTTTTGCAGGAGTTACTGTTACTGCTGTTGCTGTTATCAGTGTGCTTCCATTGGACATTCACTCTATTGTATATACCAATGGAAGCACGCTTGTTACTGTCACCCTTAACAGTGGATCCCTTCCATTCTCTTCTGGAACATTTGCTGTTAGTTTGTATGCTAGTGCAGTAGTTAACGCTACTGGAAGTTGGTTAGCTACTGCCACTAGTTCAACAACATTTACATATAATGTAACTACTGCTTTTACCTCAAGTGCAACTATTACAAATGGAACTCTTACGGCTGCTACATTTACATTTGCAACTGGAAGTACACCATTAAATATAGCTCCTTTGGCCTCACAAAATACGGTAGGACTTCTTGGAGAATTTTTAATAACTTTTTCCAATATATATAGCACTACCAATTATGCTGCAATGGTCTCTATGATTGATGCATCTGCTACATCTACGACCATTGCAAAGATCGTAACTAAATCAACCTCTCAGTTAGGGATTGGAGTACAATTATTAACTGCTGGTGCACCAGCTTTAATTATTCCAACAGTTGCTTCTCAGATTCACATCATTTGTATTTAATTATTATGGGAGAATTTGGACAACAATCCTTTATAGGAGGAATGAACCTCCTATTAGATGACACTAGATTAGCTAATGTTAATCAACAGTTGTCTAATAATCAATATCGATTAGCGGTCAATGCTAGGAATCGATATGATACCATTGACCCTATAGCATCCTCGATTGAGGATAAATCAGTACCACTTGGCATTAAGCAAGAGATGGTTACATTTGGTAATTATATCATAGTATTCGTGTCAGGTAAAGCTTATTATAAGTTATATACTGATATCAATTACACTATGATTGATAGCTTCTTGATGAGTACAACAGCAGAGAGACTTTGGACTGTGCCTGTTCCTCTCTCCTGCACTAACTATGGTAGAGCATCAATCTTAGCAACTCAGAATACACAAGTTGGAGGAGCTGGTAGCACAGGAGTTGTATCTGCTAATAATGCCATTTTGCAAGCACAAAATGTATCAGCTGCATTTGAGGGCAATACTCCAGGATTGTTAGTACAAGATAATGTCAATCAACCACAGTTTATATTTTTAGATACAAATGGTATCCCGGCCACTAGAACTACTCAAACATATGCTCAATGGACTGCTACATATGGACAAGACGCCTCTAATTATGGTGTGTTATTAGTTGACAAACGAGAGTATGTACCTATTGGTAACTTCATGGCTTACACATCAGATGGAGTATTGTATATTGCTGCACCTGATGGAGTTAACATATTACGTTCTGTGTCAGGACGCCCTCTTGATTTTGTGATTAATGTAGATATTATGGGTCAACCTGGTGGAGATGCATACTCTACATCATACTCAGTTGGTGTTGGTCCAATTACATGTTTACGTCCATTATCAACTGGTGGATTATTCGTGTCAGCACTGAATTCTAACTTCTCTGTTACGCTTAACAAAACTCAAGATGCTCCTAAAGAGTTTGGAGAATATACATTTATTCGTACATACCTATTTGAAGCTACATGCTTGTCAGATCGTACTATCATAGATTCGTTAGGTGATACTAAGTTCATAGATTTAACAGGAGTTAGATCATTTAATGCAATTGAGCAGTCACAAAATGAAGGGCGAAATTCGGTATTTACATCAACTATTGTTGCTGCATTCAAGGAATTGATTCAATCCACAGCAGCTGCTATATTATTCAATAACTATGAATTGTATGCCGTCAATACTGTATTTGGTCCTGCAATAGCAGTGTATGATACCATTAACTCTGTATGGTGTGCCTTTGATACACTTCAAACTAATGGACATTTAATTAAACAATTTGCCAAGATAGAGTTAGGAGTAGAGAAATTATATGCTATTGCTGATGATGATAAGGTATATAATCTGTATGCTTCTACATCTTCTGATGATAATACAACTATTCGCCTGGCCGCGATGTGTCCTCAAGATCCTAAGAAAGAGCAAAAGGTGTTAAATTTCAGGTGCATATTGGCTAATCTTACAAAGGATTATTCTGTTACAGCATCTTTATTTGTCAATAATAGATTCTCTGAATCTCAGACCAAGAATTTTTCTTACTCAAATCCACCTTCGGGATATAATGGAACATTTGTAGGTCCAGATGTGGATACTCAAACTAACAATATACTGTTCTCATTTCCTAACTCTTCTCAAGGGTGGAAAGCATTTGTAGTTCTAACATGGACAGGAGGAGGATCACTAGTATTCATTTCTATGTCCACTGAGGATATTATTCCTCTGCAACCTTTGATGACTCAAGCAGTTGTAAAACATTAATAATATGAGTGTAAATTACGTTCTTCAACAAGTTGGTTATAAAGTTGGCCTTAATCCCTCTGACACTGGGCAGCGTTCAGTATTACTGAGATTTCTAAATACTGCTGCTAAGGAGCTATATCACATATCTGATATGGCGGGATGCTTAGAGGAACAATACTTCAAGATCAACTCCAATCAAACTATCTCTCTCCCTCCATATGTTGGACAGATTAGAGCTATGAGAGATGCATATGGGCACAAAGCTATTGGATTATCACAGATGCGTCCTAGGTATAATGAGTTCAATTGGAAAGATGATTGGCGAAATTGGAGAGTTAAAGGTACTAGAACTTTACAATCTGATTTAACTAATCAATCTCAGTTAATCTTAGGTGTTAAGAATGTTGAAACTCCTAATGTGGTGGTTAATATATCTGGTTCAACTGACGGGTCATCCAGTGTGTCAGAGACAGTTGTAATGTATGCTCCAAATGTTCAAACTGTTAATGCATATCTGGACATTCAATCATTAACCAAAACAACTGTTTGCCAAAATGATGTGATGTTATATGACATTGATGGTAATCAAATCTCCTATATACCAAATGACCGGTTGAAAGCAGAGTTTCAGATAGTTGATATTTCCTCTGCACCCTGGTTTCCACCTAATTTTAACCCTCTGTTAGGTTGGGTTGAAGTATTATTTAAGCGAGCATTACCTGATTATTCATTAGACAATCAAGAATTTCCAGCTTCTGGCTATGATGAAGTGTGGGTCACGAAATGCTTACAGTTATGGTTTGAGG